AAGCGTGGGGAAACCCTATTGAATGGGATTGCAATCAGTTAGGCACGTGCTTTGAAATTTTCGCTTATCTTGAAAGTGAAATTTACGATGCTTACTCACTCTATGAAAGCATAAGCAACGGCTTAGAGCAAACCCTTAGCGGGGAAGCTAATGCCTTACTTGAAAAGTGCTTTGAAGCGGAAGCGATTGCGGAAGCTAATGAAAAGAAGCAACTTAAGTTGGCATTTTAACCCGCAAACTTAGCAACCTTACAAGCCCCGCTTAGGCGGGGTTTTTTTATGCTTATATGCAAGGGGCAAGGGCAATATTTCCCTGCGTATACACAGCTATTACGCTCAAATTTGCGCTACACGGCGTTTTGATTTTCCATAAGGGGTAAGGGTAAGGTAACGGGGCAAGGGCAATCCTAGGGGCGTTTAAATGCAAGCACGGGCAATCCGCAAAAATGCAAGCCCTTAACTAAAGTAAGCCCTTAGCAAGCCCTTAGCAAGCCCTTAGCAAGCCCTAAGGAAGCCCTTGGTAAGCCCTAAGGAAGCCCTAAGGAAGCCCTAAGGAAGCCCTAAGGAAGCCCTTGGTAAGCCCTAAGGAAGCCCTGGGTAAGCCCTAGCCAAGCCCTACCTTAAGACTGCCTACCTTAAGACTACCTACCTTAAGACTGCCTGCCTTAAGACTGCCCTACCTTATGACTGCCCTACCTTATGGACAGTAAAGCCTTATGGCTCTTACTTGTTTAATAAATAAAATGGAATAACACTAAGGGAAGACTGTCCTTAAGGCGTGGTTTCCTTAAGGTAGGAGGCTGTAAAAAGGCTGTCAAGGGCAAGCGAGAAGGTTTCATTAATAGTGATAAACGATTCAATATTTTGTATTTACTAGGGGTCGAATTTGTGAGACACTAGGGGAGTCAAAAGAAAACAACTAATCAATAACCAATAACTACCATGAAAAACAACGAACCAATAAACGAACAAAACGTAAAAGAATACTGGGGGCAAATGAGATGGGTGGCAAATTCTGCCTTCGACTGCATCGAAAAAGCGGTGCTGTCGGACGATTTAGAAAACGCCATCCGAGAGGTCAGACTTCTAAAGATGTTGATAAGCCAACTGCCAGAAAAATAACCAATAACCAATAAAATATCATGAAACATATAAGCAAAGAAAAAATATCAGACCTCTTATGCGATGCCCACGATGTCCGCAATGCCCTTCGATTTGAACAGGGAAACTTGTTGAACAAGCCCAAGGACGGGGACGATACCGATACCACGATAGGGGACTGCCTTGATAATATCATTGAGACACTTGAACAAACCCATAACCAATAAATAACATGAATAATAACGAAATCGAAAAACTAATAAACGGCGGACGTAGGGTCTATGAATCCGCTTTAATTGTCTTTGCTTGCTCCCTTTGGACTGGCATCGCCCTCATACTAGTAATCCTCTTATCCGCAATCAAATGAATAAAATAATCAAAGAACTATCCGTATCCGTAGCTTGCTTACTGGACGACATCGGAACTGTTACGACCAAGGACTTGCACCACATCCAAGACCTCGTGACTGAGCTTGAGAACCTTTGTCCCCAGTCAGATAAAATCACTACTGACTATTACCGCATGGCTGCTGGTTTCTACCAGTTCGAGGACTTGCCAGAGGACTACATCAAGCTTGAGGATGATGAATTTCATTCATTGCTTGAGGCGAACGCATGGCAACCTTTCGAGGGACACAGGGGCGAGAACATCGACCTTCACATAGAGAACCTATCAAGAGCCTTCTCGGAGGTTGCAAGGAATACCCGCAAAAAAGTGCTTGACGAACTTAAGGCCAAGCTCAATATCAAATAAACTACCAATAAAATTATGGAACAGATACAAACATACATATACCCGCAAGGGCAACAGCTTTCCGATGGGGAGCTTGTCCAAGTCCAAGTCAAATCTGGCTCACGACTTGTTTTCAAAGAGGCTTACTTCCACGAGTTACAGGAGGGCGATGTCTACATCATCCCCACTCAGGTGAAGTTACCGCCAGCAACGGACACCGAGATTCTGGATTTCCTTTTGCACAATGAAATCGGTTGGACTTCCATGAATGGATGGGTCAAGATATGGAGCAAGGACGGATACGAGGACTTAGTGGAGAAGGACTTCGACCCAGAAGTTACTGACCTGCTCTCTGTCTTCCGTGAGTTATTGTCCGAGATAATCCACAACACCGAACTATAATGGCGCACTTCTATAACTGCAATGACGTAGCATCTCCGTCCTTCGAGGCGGAGGTGACTACACCTCACCAAGCTAAGAAGGCTGGGATTAAAGTATATCCCTCCGTTACTACTGTGCTAGGGGTCGTCAAGGATGATTTCATTGACTCAATCTGGAAGCCTCAGAAGATGGTAGAACTATCACGTGAGAACGAATACCTGCATTGGCGGGACATCGAACAACTAACCTACGGCACAAGGGAACATCCTATATCGGGCGATGTCATATCATCCTCCGAGTTCGGAACAACTGTTCACCATTGTATTGAGCAATGGGTCAATCACCTATGGCTGGGCATGGACGCACCAGAGGAAACAGCGTGGGACTTGTGGGCAATGCCATTCATTGCATGGATTGAAGAGAACGATGTCAAGCCAGTGGCCTGTGAGAGACTGGTCGCCTGTAACCGCATCAAGATTGCGGGGAGCGTGGACTTCATTGGACACGATGCCGAGGGCAAGTTATTCCTCGCTGACTACAAGTGCAGGGCTAACACCAAGGGTAGGGCTAAGACTTACCCGAAGGACTGCGAGCAGTTGGCCATTGAATCATTCATGCTAATGAAAGAACACAAGCTGGACTACCTACCCGCTTGCCGTAGCGTTATCGTGGACTGCGATACCAAGCGTCACTATCACCGCAACTGGACACCAGAAGAGATGAAATGGGGCATTGACAACGCAAAGCTATGCGCCAAAATCTACTGGCAGAAACGTATGAACCCCGTTATCAAATGAATGACATCCACGAATACCTGAACTGGGTCAACGATGATGCCATCCGATTCACTGGACTGGACGATGCCGTGGTGGGCTATGACCATCGAGGGCTTCTCGTCTATGACTACCACAAGATGCTGTCCATCTTCAAGCAGGACATGACCGAGGACGAAGCAATCGAATGGATTGACTACAATGTTCTTGGCACGAACGCTGGCATGGGCTTTACTGTCATTTACCAATGAGAGAATACGTCATAGAATATACCCACGATGAGATGGGGGACATGACGTTCCGCACTTCCAAGTGGGCGCACGATGAGAAGGGTGCTATCCGTCTCCTGCTCCAAAAGAACCCCGACAGGCTCGGAAATTGTATCTTCAAACGGGGCGGGACGGGTCGCATCATCTCAGTAGCAGACATAACCTCAGAATAATGGAATACAATGCTGACTTCGCATACGACCTAGCGGTCGGACAGATGGCTGAGAAGGCTCTTGGCGACATCTTCGAGAACCGAACAGTCGAGGTCAAGTCAGACCTCAAGGCAATGGCAACTGGCAACCTGTTCATTGAATACGAATCCAGGGGGCAGCCATCTGGAATCGCCACAAGCCAAGCTGACTACTGGTGCTTTTATATCGGGCATCTTTTTATAATCATAGAATCAGACACACTTAAATCAATCGTCCGTCCCAAGCTCGGCACAAGGGCTGACCTTCGGGGCGGGGACAACAACACATCAAAGGGAATACTACTCTCGCTAACGGAACTAATCAAACAATAATGCAAACACATCATCACGTATTAAACGCCGAACCAAAGGACTCCTACGGGGCATCAATCAGTTCATTCATGCGATGGGCGCAGGAACGACTACAAAAAGAAGTCGAAGAGAATGACAGGGTAGAGGCTAAGACGGGGACAAGGGATTTTATCCTTGGTTCAAATGACGCAAAGAAGCAGGACTTCACTGACTCCGAGAAGGTGGCTATCGTAAATAGCATTGATAAACTTCGGGCGGATGGAGAAAAAGCTTGCAATGCTTCCAGCCAGTTCGGTATTCATACAAGCACTTACTACAAATGGAAAAGAACAAACAAGAAGTAGAAGAGACAATCGGGTATCTGGATATGCAGTCCGAACTCAAACGTCTCAGAAAATACGAGGAACTGGTTCAGTTTCTTTTCAATGGCGACCTCAACCCAATGGCAATCCACATGGATGGCGAGGGTTATCTGATGGACGAAGAAGAAGGATTCACAATAATGGAGGAATACAAAAATGGCAGGAACATATAGCGACAGCAATAGACATCGGATGCACGAACGCAACACCGATTACCACGACCGACTGGAACAAGAGGTGTCTCGGCTAAAGCGGGACATCATCATTCTTGAAACCAGAAACACTAACCTCATGCAGGATTTAAAGGTCTCCGAAAGGGAGAATGACCTCCTTACCCTGGACATCCAACAGTTGCACCAAGCGATTGCTGTCCTTAATGATGAACCCACTAACTCACTATGAGCTATCTATCGCAGAATCAAATAGCGGCTTATAGGGAGAAGCACAAACCCCTATGCTGTCCTATCCTGAGTAGCAAGACCGATGACTGGGTTCTCGACCATGACCACCAGACTGGCATGGTGCGGGGAGTAATATCCCGACAGGCCAACAGTCTCATCGGAAAGATTGAAAACTTCTATCTCAAGATGTGCAAGGGCGACAAGGAGTTCTTACCCCTTACTTTGCAATCCATCGCATCGTATCTTGAGCAAGAACAAACAGATGTCCTTCATCCCGTGGGACTTACACAACTTACAAAAAAGTTCAAAAATAAGTTGACAAGCGCACAACAGTTCTCCACATTGGAGGACATAGGGGCGAGCAGAGAACAACTCGATGCTTGCACTAATCAAAAACAAAGAGCGGAATTATTTCGCAAACTAACCAAACAAAAATATGAGTCATAACATACGACAAAAACTACAAGGGATTCAGTCATCCCTCAAAGCTCCCAAGGGGCAGACCAATAAGTTCGGAGGGTATAAGTATCGCTCCTGTGAAGACATCCTTACCGCTGTCAAACCTTTACTCGCTGAGTGGGGTTGCGTCCTGAACATTGCCGATGACATCGTTGAGGTCGGCGGTCGTGTCTACGTCAGGGCTACTGCCATTATTTCGGACAACGATAGTAATGACCAAATTGGAACTACCGCCTTTGCTCGTGAAGCTGAGTCCAAGAAGGGTATGGACGATGCACAGATTACTGGTTCGGCCAGTTCCTATGCTCGCAAGTATGCCCTCAACGGTCTCTTCTGCATTGATGATACCCAGGATGCCGATGCTACCAATGACCACGGCAAACGTGCCATGAAGCCCAGCGAGGCCGCAATGGAGAAAGCCCAACGCCAGTACGATGCTCAACAAGCAGGATTTTAACCCAAACAATAACCAATAACCAAATAATAATATGGCTGATTACGATAACACTAATAGCGGAACTTTCTTTGTGAATGACCGCAAAGAAAAAGAAACGCACCCTGACTACAATGGCAAAATCAATGTAGAGGGCAAGGAGTATTACCTTAAGGGATGGAAGAAGACCGCCAAGAGCGGGCTGACCTTCATGTCCCTTGCTGTTAATCCAGTTGATGGAGCGAAGTCAAGCGGCCCTCGTGAGGCATCCGCGCCCGTCAATGACCCCGAACCGTTCTAATGTCTGACGCAACTAGATTCGACAAGGATTGGTGGGAGCATTTCCGCACTATGGAAGTCCAGAATATCCTGGAGCTTACCGCCAATAAGAACTCGGACTACACTGGTGGAGAGACCTGCGATAACCCCTTCGCTAACTTCGATAAGTCCACTGAGTTCGGCGTTCATCCCTTGACGGGAATCTGCGTTAGAATGCAGGACAAATTCCAGAGAGCAAAGGCTTTCTGTTCGGACGGGAAGCTCTCGGTGCAGACCAAGGGCGACCAATCCAAGGACATATTCCGCGACCTGATTGGTTACTCGTTGATAGCCATAGGGATGCTGGAGCGGGAAGATAACCCGTAAGTCCTAATGATAGACTACTTGGCTCATCGCAATTCGGCGGTGGGTTCAAGTAATCAATCCCAATAATTAAAACCAAAAATGAACAACCTAAAAGAAGCAACCGCCACTACACTTTCAATCCACGATGAGATTGATACACGCCGCCTCCCTCACGAGGTTCGGATTAAACATGATGCAGTTGGGCAGTGCTTACGTTCATTGATTGAATTACTTGACAATGAACTTCGAGCATCCGAACCAACCACATAATCCAGAAGCGGAGCAACGTCTCCTAGCTACCTGCCTCCGTGACGGGGACACAACCGTCTACGATGAGGTCAATCCATTGCTTGATTCCGAGGACTTCTTTGTCTTCAAGAACAAGCTTGTTTACCAGGCCATTGGCGAACTCTGTAACAAGGGCAAGCCATTGGACGAGGTATCCCTTCACGAGCATTTAAAAGCCACTGGTGGGGCTGATGAGGTCGGAGGCATGGCTGGCATATATGCCATCATGGAAGGAGCTTCTACGATGTCCCAGGCGGTCTTCTTTGCCAAGACAATAGTAGAGAAGTCCCGACTCCGTTCACTTCTGCGCTCATGCCGTATTGCGGCAGAACAGGCAGAGAATGAATCCCCTACTTACGATGAGATTCGCAGCACCCTGGAGGCCGAGATAACAGCCAAGCCTAAGCTCAGTATCAATACCGCCAAGATTTCCACCAGCACGGAGGAAATTAAGAAAGAGATTCAGTTAATGAAGGACGGTGAATTTACCCCTGACGTTATACGAACTAACATCGGTAGACTGGATGACTTCCTTGGCAATCGGGGAATAGCGGCTGGCGAAGTGCTGACCCTTGGCGCACCAACGTCATGTGGTAAATCCGCTTGGGCTTTGTTCGTGGCTTTGAACGCAGTCAAGAAGGAGGAAAAGGCTTGCGCCATATTCTCGCTTGAGATGCCGCAGAAACAACTGACTAAGCGTATGACCCAAATCATTTCGGGGGTTAATATCAGAACCATACAGGAGCGCACAGCTACCCCTGCGGAGAGTAAGCGTGTTGATGATGCGGTACATGAACTCGGCGAGATGCCGATTTATACATCGCATAGTGTCAAGAGTGCCGATGACCTAGTTAGCCAAGCTCGCTCATTCGTTAATAACCACGGGGTCAAGATGGTAATCGTGGACTACCTGCAGTTAATTCCATTTAACTCAAACAAGATGGGCAAGTCCGAAGGCATCGCCAACATCTCACACAAGATTAAACAGATGGCTCTGGATTTGAACATAGCTGTTATCCTTCTGGCTCAGGTCAATCGGGAGGGCGCAAAGCGTGGACCTCTGGAGTTATATGACCTCAAGGATTCTGGCGACATCGAGAATGATGCTGACGTTGTTATCCTCATGTATCCGTCCAAGGGTAGCGTGGAGGAATCCAAGGACCAGGACTACCGAGGCTCTTATACCAGCCTCAGTTACAAACTAGCCAAGAACAGAGAGGGCGAGCGAGGTATCGGTTGCTTCTTTAAGTTCTATCACTGCACAGGGAGATTCGATTAATATGACTACACAAACAAAGACCAAATCAAAGACAATCCAGGTCAACGGATACCCCGTTACCTGTCACTCGGACGGAAGCATTAACCTTATCGATAATCGCACGGGGAAACCTCGGCGTTCCTTTGGCAATACCTGCGGCAACAAATACAGGGTGAGAAGGGTTGGAGGAAAGACAACACTTGTTCATCGCTTGATTGCCATAGCCTTCCACGGAAAGCCCCAGGATAAGATGGACGTTGACCACATTAACGGAAACAGGTCCGACAATAGGCCAGAAAATCTTCGATGGACTAACCAATCACAGAACCTTCGGGGCGCAAGGCGTATTCATGGCGCACTCAATTACAGAGGGGTGGACACAAACCGAGGTCGATACAGAGCTAGGGTACTAGGGAACCATGTCGGTTCATTTGATGCCGAAATCGAAGCCGCCGAACGCTTTGATGATGTCGCATTCCATCAGCACAACTTCCCGATTGAGGGACTAAATTTTCCACAGCGTATACTTGACAAGATAGCCAAGAATGATACAGATAAAAGCATGACAAGTGAGCCAGAAAATATCGAGCGCATCCAAACACAGATTGAAATGATTCGACACGAATCCCGCATTCTTTCCTACCGCATTGAGCGTATGCAGGAACAGCGTAAGGGTCTATCGGAAGAGAAGCGCAATCTTAAACACAAACTCGAAACCCTTAGTGTAAAATAGTTACGTGTTAATTTCAGAGGTAAGCTCACGGAGTAATCCTGAGCGGGTGGGTATTTGTTTTCCTTCCTTATTAAATCCTTGCGTAAACGTAAGTCTCGTCCCCTTTTAGGTGGGGGGCGGGGCTTTTTACTATTTGGTAATTGCGCTTTTCAGAGATTCCGTCTCAAGTATCATGCGCTCGACACTTTTGGTAAGGATTCGCTTGTCACGCATCTCCTGAAGATAAGCAGGTATCTGCTCACGGGGCATCTCCTTGAGGCGTTCAGCAATAGTACGCGCTCTAGCCATCACACTAGCGCCCTTGAGCCGCTTGTCAAAGGATGTAATCCCAGCGGCATCGTCCTTGATAAACTGGTCAATTCGGCGAACTACCGATTCAGTCACCTCAGGGTCAGCCTTGGCGTCATCAAGTATCCGTCTGCGCTCTGCATTAGTTGTTGCTTTTGCTAACTGTGATGTGTACTTGCTTGTTATGCGCTTGACTTTCTGTCGGGATGTGTTCTCGGCCTTCTCGATATTATCCAGGGATTGCTTTTCGTTGGTACGGAACTCAAAGGCTGTCGGATAGGTTTCACCGTAGAATCTACGCAAAATTGGAACCTGATTAGTGCTGATTCTTTTGCCATTCCACAAACTTGAGGTCACATCAAAGAGTCTTTCAACCGTTTTACCAGGTCCTCCAGTATACGTCTGGTACAAGTGCAACATATTAGCTGGCGATACTTCATATCCCATGTCAGCTAACTGTTCGGCGATACTCAGAGCTAACTCACCACCCTGTGTTCTAGCCGTCCAAGGATGTATCTTCTCCACATCGGATATGTTCTCTGACTCCATCCAAGAGGGACGTATGTCCCGACCTAGGCCATCCTTGTTCTCGGCAATCTCCTGAATTGGGCGAAGGATAGTGGGTGTCAACGAACCGCCCATCGGATTGTAGGAATCAATCGTGTTCTTGGCTAGCGTTTGGGCTAACTCAGCACCACTGACCGTATCATCGCCAAAAATGATTCTCTGTGCGGTATCCGCAGCTATCTTGAACGGAACCATCGAATAGCCAATCGGAATCGAAACATATTTGAGGCTGCCGTCTGCATTCTTTCCAGTAACAAAAGTAAAGTGCTTGTTTAGCTTCCATTCGGGAATCTTTTCCCTGTAATCGGGGTCAATGGATTTATTGTATTGGTCAACAGCTAGGGATATGCCAGTAAGCCCAGTCATTACCGATACCGCGACCTTTGGATTTGACATACTGCGAAGAAAGTTTTTAGCACCCTGAATCGCAGGATTACTGAACAGATAAAGCGCACGAAGCGTATCACCCTGTGAACCCTGCAACCGTGGGTCAAAAGAACTATTCCGTGCAGCAAAGGCAGCCTGGTCAGCCGTCATTCCAGATGCACGACCTCTTCGGTAAGTGGCAAAACGGGTTGCGTTTTCAAACACATCATTGATGCCATTAACCAGATTGATGAACGTCTTGGCCTTTTGGGAGGTGGGTTGGTCTAACTTTTTAGCTAGTTTTGCGATATTCTCCTCAACGTCCTGCACCGTGCTGAGGCCTAGACCTCCAGTGGAGCCACCCGAATCAACAAACTCCTTGTAGATTTTATCCAACTCGATTCCACGTTCATCGGTAGCTTTTATACCGCGAAGGTTTCTCTGAATGGTATTCATGTCGCTACCAATAGTCGTGAACGGGTCAAGGGTTTTCAATGCTTGTCCGAATGGCATAACCCGCATATTATTAACAAATGCCTCAGAGCGGTCGCGGATAAGATTGGGGGCGGCGAACTCAGGGCTGAATCGTGTGTACAGTCCACCAACAAATCTATTGTAGGCCAAGAGTCCCTTCATGATTGCTCCCACGGCGGCTTTGTTCTGACCCTTCATAGCGGCGGCCAGCTTGGGGTCCTTGAACTCAACAAACAACGGTTTGCCATTCTCAAAAACCGTCAGCGCATCTCGGTCGGCGCGTTCGTAGATTGGAACATTCTTTGATTTAACCTTCTTGCCAGCAGCCCGAAGTGCTTCGGCCTCTGCCGATACATCCTTGACTTGTCTGCTGCCGATAACCTTGGGCTTTCTTGCAACCGCAACATCTGCCGCAACATCAGGATTGTTTCTGATTAGTTTCACAAAGGCTTGATTTGCCTTGTTTACTTCAGCCCTCCTTATGGATTGAATTAGGTTTTCGACAATGTTTTGGGATATTGCCTTAACTTCAAGTTCAGAACCCTTAGCTCGGCGAACACCTGTTGAAAGGGTTTCATATCTGCCACCACGACCCGTAACGCTGGACGCAACGTCACCTAGTTCATCTGTTTCCATGATACGATTCAATGGAACATAGTCAGGGAACTGTTTGCGTAACTTAGCTGCATCATCGGAAGATATAAGTCCACCATCCTCGATGGTGTCCAGGATGCGCTTTGATAAATCCCTGCGTGATTCAATTACCTCCTTTAAGGCTTCGTCCATTTTTGAACCCTCAAACTTTTCAACGATACCTTCTAGTTCCTTAGTGCTTCGTCCAGCAGCCCCATCGCCTCCGAACTTGGCTCTGTTGGCTTTATTGTAAGCGATGCCGTGCTTGGCGTACAGATATTCATTCACGGCACGGGACAAGATTGGTACTTCGGAGTCAAGCTCCCTAGCTTTACTTGCAAGGAAACCAGCATCTAGCTTAATTAAATCCTGAACCTCATTCTGCTTTGTGGACAATTTCTCTTCTGCTAATCGGCGTTGCAGGTAGAAGTCCATTTCATCAGAAGAAACCTTGAGGGGGGCGTTTTTGTTTTGGAGTTGACCACCTGCTACTATATCCTGAAGGGCTTTTGCCCTCGCAAGGGAATCGCTATATTTTTCACTTATGCCCAGTCTAATCTCCTTAAAGTTGTCACGGAGTGCATCTTCGTACTCCTTACCAGTACGCTCGATACCATCAACCAGAATCTTTGCATCGGGGTCGCCCACCTTGTAGGCTTCACTCAGGTCACGGGTTGGCATACCTCCGTACTTGGAGTAAGCCTTGCTGAATGCTTCACCACTCAATCCTAGACCAGCACCTAATGCTGCTCCAGTCAGGCCAGCCTGTGTTAGTTCTTCGGAGGTTGGCAGTCTTCCTTCATCAATAGCTTTCTCTGCCACTTGTGCGCCAGTTGAAATACCTGCGCCAGCACCAGCTTGTCGAGCAACTGCACTAGCAAGGGACTTCCCTCCTTTAGCTCCAGGGATAAGGTTAATCAGAGCGTCAGCCACTACTTGTCCGTAGCTTATCGGAGCATCGGGGTTCAGCATTTGCTGTCTAAGTATCGAACCAGATGCCCCAGAACCTAATCCACCCACAACGTAACCAATAGCTGTACCAACGCCAGGAGCGATAGCAGTACCAATAGCAGCACCAGCTAAGCGTCCACCTTCGGACACAGCGATGTCAGCCCCAAAAGCAGCACCGTATTCAATGGCGGTATTTCTACCAGCCTTTGCTTGAAGTTCCTTCAGGCGTTTTTCCTGCTTAGGTGTCAAGCGTGATACGGCTGTACCAGCAGCCTTGGCTTGAAGTTCTGCGAGCCTAGCTTCTTGTTCGAGTGAAAGTGCCATGAGTTACTGACCTCCTTGTAAACGTAGTAATTCAGCCAGTTCCTCTTGTTCTGATTGTGTTAATGCCTTGGCTAACCTTTCGCGCTCCTGCGCTTCCATGACGATTCTTTGTCGAGCAGATAAGGTTGGTCCCGCAATCTCTTCTTGGACTTCTTCTTGGACCTCGACTTCGGGTTCTACTACTGGCTCCGTGAGGGGCGGTGTAGCCCCCTCTCCGCCTGGGGTTTCTCCCGTTTCGCCAGAAAGAACGATGTCCTCAATTTTACTAACTTCACCTTCGGCTACCTTCTTAGATGCTCCAGGATAGGCCCTTTTAAGTGCATCCTCGACAGGCATCCCCTGGTCTATCAAGAATAAATAGTTTCTTTGTGCTGTAGTAAGTCTGGGTTCATCCTCACTTAATACTTGAACCTGACCACGGCTTGTTCTGACGGCACGAACCGCATCCTCACCTTCTCCCAATGTAATAATCTCAGGTTGGAACTGTTGGCTCTCTGCTTCGATTTGCATTAGCATATTGAGAGTTGGCTGGAACTTGTCACCAAGTGACTTTCGGGCAACTGCTGCTGTTTCCGCATCAACAATTCCTATTTCCCGAAGGGCTGCACCCATTGGAGAGTCAGGCTTTTGAGAGATTCCGACAAGCACTTCATCGAAGGCTTTGTCCTGGGTTGCCTTTTCTTTCTTTTGGCGGTTTTCTGCAATCGCGCCACCTACTTGTGCGCCAAGGTTAGTCAACGCCTGTCCAGTAATCATACCAGCACGGGCGAATCCGCTTACGTCTGCTCGTCCCAGTTCTGGGCGTACTTGTGTTCCTGTTTGAAATGCCATAATGTTTTAAAGTCCTCCGAATGCTGTTCCTATCCCACCGAATAAACCACCAAGCACTGAGCCACGACCCTGTGCCTGTGCTGCTGCAAACTCAGTGTCCTGCGCTCTTTGCGACAGTGCTAAGTTGATGCCCACGTTGGGGTCAAAGAGTTGTGGTCCAATTGGTTGGCCAGCCAGTCCAGTTGCCTGTCCTAGTGTTTGACCACCCAGTTGAATAGCTTGTGAGGGACGACCAAGGATAGTCATACCCAAGTCCCCAGCCATTGCACGTTGCTGTCCGAATGCACCAGCACCAGCCTGACGAGCTTCTTGACGAAGGGCTGACTTGAACTGTTCGCGTCCGAGTAACTCGGCGGCAATCGAGGACTCATCCCCGATACGGCCACGGGCCAATGAACCAGCACGAGCGGCTTGCTCTGCCATGCGTCTGCGCTCAGGTGATAGTGGACCAGCTGCTTCTCCAAACAAACTAAGGGCTTGCTGTTGGGCTGCGTCAGCTAGGGCTGCGCTACGTGGGTCAGCCGCACGATAAGCCTCGGTGACCTGCGGGGCGAACTCCTCTAGTGCGCCAACATCGGCGGCACGTTGGGCTTGTAGTTGCTCCTGTTGTAATTCAAAGGCTCGCTGTGATTGCTCCTCAAGCAAATCAAGAACTCCTGGGGTAGTTACCTCTCCTGTTACTGGGTCCTTAAGTCCCTCGGCAAAGGTCTGTATGTCCTTTAGCTCCAGTGCGGCATAACGTGGACGACCACGTTCTTCTGCGCCCAGTATCTTCTCCTGCAACACGGGGTCAGTAATGCCCTCGATGTATTCAAGTTGCGACTTCCCTGGGTCGATTGGTGGTGGTGGTGTTCCTTTTCCTCCCATAATATTCCTTATTTAGCTTTTAAAATCTTTGCAAACAGTTTAGTAGTGTATTCAACACGAGTCGGTTTGCCTTGGCGATGACGGACTCCAAGGAGTTTCTTCGTAAGGCAATCAGGTTCGCGTTCAATAAAAGTAAGTAGCATTTGTTTCCATGCCGATGTGTTGGATGCGAATAAGAAAGCCATGAAGATAGCGTCCCCATCCTTCTTGTCCTCATCCCAGTTGTAGACAAAACTCCACTGCTCGTCCTTGTCGCAATTATACCACATGAACACGCCCTGTATGTTGGCTTCGTCATCAGCCAAAGCAACCAGCGTTCCCTTCGCTTGGTGGTATGCAACCAGTTGGCGTAGTGTTTCTTTATCCCAGTCCTCGAATACTTTTCCGTTCTCGTTCTCTATGCAGTAATCAACAATGCGGTCCACGTACGCAGTAAAGTGCGGCTGCTCTTTTGAGTTAAGGGCGGCTACTGCTGAGTTAAGGACTGGGTTATCGACTTCCATTAGTACCCGATGGCTTGCCAGTAAACGTCAGCAGTGCCACTCAAGTTGTTTATTGTTAGGCCCGTAGTTGAAACCGAACCGCCCTTAATATATACGGGATTAGTAAAGCTTGTATTTGTTGTTGACCAGCTTGCTTGGACGTTGATGATTGCGGTAGGGAATGCCGTCCCGAAGGTTACAATATTAACCCCTGTGTTGCCAGATGGAGAATCTTCCACAACACCCCATTTCATGATTAACCCATTGGGAAGCGTAACACTTTCTTCTCCAGCATAGGTGCTAGGAACAAACGGGTCACTTGCGGAGGCATCCACATAGGCCTTGATGCTTTGCTGGGTGGCCAGGGAGGTATCGCTGTCCGATACCATGTCGTCCTCGTCCAGAACGCTAACCTCTTGCGGGGCAGTAGCCGAACCAGAAGTATTGCCAAGCACTTTCATGTCATCGACATCTTCAATCTTGGCTTTGGTCACGTTGCTGTCCGCAATCTTGGCGGTAGTTACTGCGGTATCCGCAATCTTAGAAGTAGTAATACCACCGTCCTTGACCACGATTGCTCCGTTACTGTCAACAAAGGTGCTGGTTAAGTCAACGGCATCGTTACTGAAGGTTGCATTATCGAGCATGAGGTTCAGCTTGTCGGCTGAAAGCTGCTCGCCATTTGCGAAAGTTTTTCCTGTTGTAATTACTGACATAATATTAAGCGGTTCGTTTCCACATATGTACTACGATGTATGGCTGAAGATTGTTGTGGGGTGAAACGGATTGTCCAGTAATATCCCTATTGGAATCCGTATAGGTATCCTGCCTCATCTCAAATGAATTAGTGTATCCTGCTGGATTGCCAGAAGCATCCCAAGTGTTATCACTCCCCGTCTGTGGAGCCGAAATCATTTTTATATAATTGTCGGCAAAGGTGTTGCTACTATCTCTGTTGTTCCATTGGTGATTGTGATTCATTTCACCCTGTGTCAACGTATGCGTCTTAGCACCGCCAGTTTCTTCTGCTGTGTCGAAGTCAGTGTCTCCTGAATCAATACCAACGGGTACACGACCAGCACCAAAGGCTACCCATGTCCCGAACCCTAACAGTGTAGCAGGGTTGGTTGAATCGCTGGCATTCATGTACACGGAGCCAACGGGATAAGCCGCAGAAAAAACATTTATGGCTAGTTTACTAGCATCAATATCAGCGGATGCCGATATGTCAGCATTCACAATATTGGTTACTGTGGCCGCATCCGCAATAGTATTGAGGACGGTATTAGTTACGGTATCGGTTGGTCCGACTGCTCCATTTGTGGTTACTGTTGCCATTAAATTGCTTTCTGTGTTGAACGCATTGCGGTACTTCCCTCAGTCTCGATTGCTCGAATACGGGGTCGTCCGCTGGTGTTGTTGATTGTAAATTGTAAGCCGTATCCACGGCGGTTCCCTATTCTACCACGTATAGAAACATCTTCGTCAATGTCCAGGGTTCCTCCGTTATATGTCGAAAGGGAGCCAAGGGACTCAACCGTATCGGGATTCTCTGTCTCAATACCAATATCAAAATCAGAGGTATTGTCCTTACTGGATTGAACATGAATATCAAAGTTCTTCCAGCGTTTGCGGTCCATACTTCCGAGGGTGTACTGACGGGTCGTAAGGGCAGCAGGTATATCAATACCCTGAGCCTCGCCACCAATGAAGGTAACAATGCGGTCCTCTCCGTCCACGCGCTCATCCAGTTTATGAATACCGCCGAATCGGTTAATTGCATACACGCCACGCTGTTCGCCGTCACCAGCCACCACGAGGTTCTCAATGTCCCAATCAGTATCACCAGTCGTATCAATGGACTCCCATTGCTTGTTCAGGAAATTAAATACCAGGATTGCGTTGTTACGAACAGCATTGTCCAATGGGACAGCAATGAAGTAACGGTTATCAAAGTAAGCCGCAACGGATTGTTCCCATGCATCCTTGTTAATACGCTGAATGGTTTCGTTGATTGGTTCACTTAGCGGTGTTTCAGTACCACGAAGATTGTATTCATCAAGGAATTGGGTTCCGTACACGCCGTTATCCGAAAGGAATATAACCTGATTACCAACCTGCCTAATGGACTTACGAGCTACGCACCCAACCTCGTTAGTAAGAAGCCGAGTACTTGCGCCCTGTAAGTTAGTGGTATTCTCGACAAGATGAATGCTGTTACGGTTAAACACCAGCAAACGGTCCTCAGCGAATGAGTGCAGACCCACAATGAAGTCAGCCGTACCTGCATTGAAACGGTACTGTGCGTAAATCTGGTCATAGGTATCACTGTCCAATATATCGGATGCGATTATTTCATCAAGGGCATCCTTGGATGTAAAGCTGTTAAGTGCATCATTTACAGTGAATCTGTACGGCATTACCAACCTGCGTTGGTGATATACCGCAAACTCTGGTGCTGGCATATGGGTAAATCCTAAACCTACGGATACCTTGCGAGTAAATACTGGAGTAGATGTTAAACTTGCCCCATCGGTAATGTGTTCGTCAGTTTGGTTAGCGTCCACATAGAACTCGAATCCATGAGCCAGGGCTAGTGTTTCATCGCCACTGATTGTAATGCTTGGATTTTGCGGAACGTAGAAAACAATGTCATCGCCTGATACATCAGAAACAAATCGGCTTCCGTCAATCTTGGTATCACCGAATCCCGCAATATCAATCGGGTCCCCTATGCTCCTGCCGTGACCCGCAGCAGTAATTGTAACCCTGTAAAGAGTATCGTACTCCCCACCAGAGATTAATTGCTTGGCCGCCGCCGTGATTGAAGTAGTAGGTCCACCCTCAAATATTTTTGCGACAGTGAACTCCGCGCCAATGGTCAGACCAGAGCTTTGGTCCGCATCCAATGTTTTGTCACCTACTACAGTAACAATGCTACCAACAGAAACACCATCTTCCTGATGCACAACGCCACGGTTCTCGATTAATGCGAACTCGCCTGACGCGCACACAATTTGTACTGGCTGAGTGTACTCACCACTAGCTACCCTAGTGAACTCAGGTGTCCCAGAAAAGTCCCCGTCCCATTCAAGGGCAGTCTGACCATTGCGGAAAATAAACACCTTGTTAAAGGCTTGAATCATATCTGACGCCACGGGAACGGTTTCGCCTACTGGATAAACAATGTCGGTAGTCTCCCCCGTTTTGAGGTTCTTGGCTACTACTTTTGAATTGGATGCAATCAAGAGGTACTGACTAGCATTGGAAGCTGGGTCACTGTACTCCGTGCTTGCGTAAACTTCGGTAACATTGGCTTGTTCCAGGACCATGTTGAATCCAACAACGGCCTGGGTTGTAATATCGTTCAAATCAAAAGGAAGTGTTTCGGGCAGGACAACGGCGGTTGTGTATACTTCATCAGCACCAGTAAGGGCATACGTAATTGTGCTAGTAGCACCTGCATCAGTAATGCCAGTAATTGTATGTGTGCCATTCGGGTCAGTAGTCACGAACTGAACACCATCAACGGTAATCTCATCGCCAACCTGGAAGTCATAACCTGGCTCCACTGCTGGCTCATCAAGAACAAGCGATACTACATTGCTCGTCAGGCTAGCGGACTCAATAGTAGTAGGCAGCATAGTAGTCACCCCATCGCCAATCTCGGCAGTAGTCGGAAGACGTAGTACATCACCACCTACCGCAAACGGAGCCTCGATAAGCTCGATGCCCTTGCGTACCTGCGCTTCACCGTTACGGTCCAAGCGTATATTTTGGGCATCAGCAAGCATCCCCGCCTGAAGCTGGTCAGGACGAAGGCGATTATTGAAACCAACAAAACCGACATCACCATCCTTGGCAACGCGGTCATCTCTTGCTCCGTATGAACGATATTCAGGCATTAGCAGTTCCAGGCTCGGCGGCTCCAGTAGTTAGCGGATAGTTTGTTTGACTTGCCCTTGATGCCAGCACTACGAGCGCAGTAGCTTTTCTTACGGGCAGGACGGTCCTTCTTGATTGTCATGTTAGCATCGCCGAAACGGACCAGCTTTTCCTTACCACCCTGGCAAGCCTTCACGACAAATTTCTTCCCGCCCTGGACTTCACGGCGTGGCACGTTGCACTTCATCTTGGATTTATCTGCCATTACTTTTTCCTTTTGACTGGTTTTACTCTTCGGGGTTTACCCGCTGGTTGTCCGAGACTTTTCTTCTCAGCTACTTTCTTTTTCTTCTGCGATGGGGTCAGTTCACTCGCAGTCACAGGGGTTCTTGAGCTTACACGCTTCGATGGTCTGCAATATGGCGTACCTCGCTTTTCTCCCGCTCGTCTTCCGCAGGGCTTTCCTGAGCGGACATCCACCCATTCCTCCTTGAACCACCGCTTGAGGGCTGCTCCTTCTTTTGTTTTCCGTACAGCCATTACTTTGCATTCTTTCGTTTGCCCCAGTTGGCGGCTCCTACCTTGCGGCACTTAGCGATTGCCCCACTTGCATAAGCAGATGGGAAGACCTTGTAACGGGCCTTTACTTTTTTATAACAAGCGTCCTTGGACATTACTTTCTACCGTAGCCTTTACCTTTACCGCCAAGCTCGCCGCATGAACCCTTGCTTGATTTACCTGCCATTTTACGTCCGTACATATTATTCCTTTATTTTACTTGTGATGAACCAAAGTAGAATCCTACAATGGCGAGTGCTGTCTGGCGAACCTCTGGGAGTATAAGATAACCCTGCGTATGCACCAGTTTAGAGCCTTTAAATAGCCCTAGAAAGCCGTTTGATTTTTCTTGAAGGGTGACACCTATGTCGGTGAATGCAAAGACCGCAGGGAGGAATATAATGGCAACTATGACGCTGCACGTTATAACCCTGCGCATCCATACTCCCCCACGAGCGGATGCTTTATCGGCAGAAATATCGGCAACCTCCTGCGCCTCCAGCATTTGCTGGAATAATCGGGTCTGGTTCTGCGCCTGTGAAGCAATCATTTTCATTACGAAACCTGATACGCCTCCGCCAAGCATAGCTAATAGTTCTGGTGTCATTTCCTCAGTTCTTTAATTACCTTGATGGCTGATGCTGCCATGTAAACAAATGTAGCTACACCAACACAGAAGCCTAGTATCTCATTGATTGGACTAAGGCTCAGGGTGGCAAAGAAACCACCAGTGCCTATTACGCTTCTGTATATGATGTCTTCCATTTTAGATTTCCTCTACTGGTGGGAAGGTTACTTCCTCTACTGCGCTGGATTGTTCCTCTTCTGTGAGGTTGTAACCCGCAACAGGCAAAGCCCACGAAGCTGCACCGATTAGTGGCTTCTTGGTAATGCTAGGGGAGGACACGTAACGGGTTCCTGAACCTACCTTATGGTAAGCAAG